CAAACAATACACTTGCACTAACAGCTGGTTCAGCTATATTTGCTCTTAATAACAAACTACCTGATAAAGTTAGACTACCAGATTGATCTCCAGTTGGTCCTCCGTTAAGCGTTGATGTTATTATTGCCCCACTTGCACTTATATCTCCGGCTGCATTTATATTATTCGAAGCTGTTACATTGCCTGTAAATGTCGTTCTTCCTGTAAGTGTATGAGCATCAAATGTTGAACTATTTCCTAATGTGGCACCATTAGTTGTAATAATTGTAGATGAATTAATTCCAATTCCATGTATTGTTACAAATGCAATGTTAGAAGCAGATATACCTGCAGATGCAGTTATCATGCCCGAGGCTGTTATTGCTCCTCCTACTATTAAACTGTCTACTATTTCCGCATCGTCAGCTGAATATAAATGTTCTGCATATACTGTTGTACTTGAACTTATATCTCCCGAGGCTGTTATATTTCCTTCTATTGAAATATTACCACTTGCACTTATTGCATAATTTTGTTCACTGGTAATTAAAAAGTCTGCTTTTGATCCTACCAAATCAGCTGGCGATGTATTTATACCCCATTGTACAGCTCCAGCAGATGCATTATAAAATACTGGTGCTTCTGAATTATTATCTAATATTAAAACTTCTCCGGTAGATGCATTATCTACATCACCCATTTCAAGTTTACCAGTACTACTTTGAACAACTCCTGAAATTTTAAATATTGTATCTCCTGCAGAATCAGTTAATTTTGGATAACTACCTGTTATGGATGACTTAACATCGATTGTATCGAATATACCTTGTGCACTTGAACTTATATTACCTGATGCTGTTATATGATTTTCTACATTTAAACCAGCTGTTCCTACATTTAAACTATTTCCTGTAAAATTTGCAGAACCTATTGCTGCTTGTGCTGTTTTAAAATATATTTCAGCTAATTCTCCTCCAGTATCAGCTGATATTTGTAATTGATTTGCATTAGAAATAAGTCCAACCGTTCCATTTAATTGTATATTATCTCCTATTAAATTACCACTTGAACTTATATTACCTGAGGCTGTTATATGTCCACCTACTGTATTTATTGCTACTGTAGTCCCACCAACTCCATTAAAATTAACTGGTCCATTATCTGATTGTATATCTATTTCAGTAAACCTCCATGCCGGTGTTTGAAGTCTACTTGCAAATATACCCCTATCACCATACACATATCCACTTGCGCTTATATCACCTGATGCTGTTACAGGAGAATTTAATTCTATGTTTGTTCCTGTTGCAACAAATATTCTATCTGAAGAACCTATATTATTATCTGTAGCAGTTCTATATATAGTTCGTACATTATCTATATAAAATTCATTGCCAAAATATCCATTACCACTTGAACTTATATCACCTGAAGCTGTTATAGGCGCAGCTGATAAATTTATGTTTGTATATCCACCGGTATGATTAACAAACATCATGTTATTACTATTTCTTAAGAAAGCAACTCCGCCTAGAGCCATTATATATGAGTCATCAAATACTTCAAAACCATCTATAGTTAATCCTGTTGCTATTAAATCACCACTTGCACTTATATTACCTGAGGCTGTTACATTTCCATCTGCATTAAATCCTCCTACTGCTTGAATAATTGGATTAGTTGCAGATGTTGATCTTAAAAAGTGATCTGTTGATAATGGAGCATTTGGATATATTCTTCCATCATTAAATATACCATTTGCATATACACCTCCACTTGCACTTATATTGCCTGATGCTGTTACTGGTCCATCTAATTTTATATCTGTTCCATCAATTCTTGTTTTTGCTGTTATGGATGCTAATCTTACAGTATCTGAACTTCCATGGTAAAGTCCTATTATTTTATCATGACTTTGAAATTGAGCTGCATTTATATTACCACTTGAACTTATATCTCCTGAGGCTGTTATATTTCCGTTTACATTTAATTCATTTAATGTTCCTAATGATGTTATATTAGGCTGTGCAGATAACATCACAAGACTTGCAGAATCTGCATTGGAAGATGAAATTTCTTTTGTTATCTCAATTGATGCAGTAAGAGCATATGAAGCAGATATATTTAAAAAAGGAATAAGAGATCCTGTGCCATCTGTTATCTGATCGCTAGATGATATTTGCAAAACTCTTTGATAAGTGTCTTGTATATTTTGGCCTGTAAAGTCGTTTGAACCTGCCATTTATAACCCTATTTTTTGTATAAACCTTTAAGAACGCCTTTTATAACTGATTTCTTATTTTCATTGATTGGCTTATGTTTTGTATATGTTGCAACTATTTTATTTAATCTATTCTTTTTCAAATGTAAATTTTTCATATTAATATTTTCATGTACTAATAATTTTAATATGTTAGCAATATGATTAACTTCTTTTTTAGTTATCTGTTGTTTTACATTTGAAACTTGAATTTTATTTTCTTTTATAACTTTTTTATCAGATTGAGATCGAACTTCAACTGTTACTTTCTTACTAGCATTTATTTCAAATTTAGATTTCCATGGTGTAAAATATGTATCTTCTGCAATTACCTCTAAACGTATATTTCCTTTTGATGATTCATCAATTAAACCTTTTAATTTTCTAATAGGTATTTGACACTTCCCATCTGATGTTAATTTACCATTAAACATTAAACTATAGTCGTCAGTTTCAACAACTAGTCGTGCAGATGATTTTGAAAGACTAGTTCCTTCTATTTTAATATCACATTCAAATAATTCTGTTTTATCTGTAAATAATTTATACATAATTTTTACTCCAATCTTGTATGTTAGCTTTTATGTTATCTTGCAATGCACTTATTTCTTTATCTAGATTTTCATTAGTAAGACGAATAAATTGAGTATTTTTTATATTTGTAATTGCTTTCCATTTATGATCTTTATCTCTTTCAGATTGAATTAAAACATCTAATGTATTTTTATTATGATTGTCTAATGAATTATAAGAAAACATTTTATTTAATAAATTTTTACGTTTTTTACATCCACAATCTTTTCCAGTGAATTCTGATATTTTTTCTACTAGATTTTTAATACCAGTAGCTTTTGTAAATCGTTCAACAGTATCTCCTAAACCTTTATCACCTTCCAATATTTTATTCTTTAACCAACTCATATTTGTATATTTTCTACTTTTAAATTAACATCTAATACTTTTTTATACACTAATTCAATATCTTTAGCCGTTATTTTAATATTATCTCTAATAGTTTTTTGGCCAGAATATGTTTCTAATCCTTTTACTTTACATATCAATCTTATAAATCGGTTTTTCTTTTCAGGTTCAAGTTGATGAACATGATATTCAATTTCTTCACCACTAGCTCCTTGTGATAATAAATCTTCTAATAATGTTACATCATCCCAAGTATATGGAACTACACTGCCATCTAATTCTGGGTCTGGATTTCCAGGTGCCTTTTCCCATCTAAAGTCAGCCTTTTCCCATTTTATTTTAGTATTTCCCATTTAATATAAATATACTAATTAATGATAACCATTTAATAATTCTAACAAATCATCTATTGCATCATGTCTATGACTATCTTCTAGGACTGTTTTGTATACATACTTTGAATTTGTTAATTTTGACATATCATGATATGCTGAATAATTTTTATCCTTTAAATCTATTTGATATGAATCACCACAAAACAACATTTTTGAATCCTTACCTAATCTTCCAATGGCCATTGCTAATTGTGATCTTGTTAAATTTTGAAATTCATCTACTATAACAATTGCATTATCAAATGTTCTACCTCTGAAATGTGCTAATGATACCAATTCAATTTGTTCTGTTTTTTCCATTTTTTCCAATATTGGTGGTTTATTATAAATCTTTCTCATATTACTTCTAATAGGAACTAACCATGGTTCCATCTTTTCGCTTTCTGAACCTGGTAGAAATCCATTATCTTCTGTAGAAATAGTTGGTCTTGTTATAATAATTTTATTGTATTGTTTTTTGAAAAATTGATCTAATGCAACTTGTACTGCCAATAATGTTTTACCACTACCTGCTTTACCCACTATAAAATTATATGGATGTTTTAATATTTGTGCTTTTGCTTTTTTTTGTTCTTCTGATAAACTTAATGAAAACCTAACAGCCCCTTTCGGCGGACTCTTTACCATATTATCTTTTATTGCCATACTCGTGACTCCTTTATTTAATATAAATATAAAGCCATAAAAAAAGGGAGACCTAAGTCTCCCTTCATTTATTCATTTAATTATTAATTGTTAATTACTTATCAATAAATTATTAAACAGTATTTAAATGCCCAACAAAGATCTTACCATAGAATTCTGGACGAACCATTTTCTTAGCATATCTAGTCATTACACCTTTTCTTGGAGTAAAGTTATTAGGATCATATACTAATGGAGTCATAATAAGCGGTATATATGGAGCATAAACAGCACCTGTTTCAAGGAACTGAGCACCTCTATATCCCATTAATATAGTACTTTCAGTCATATAAGGATTCTTATAAACCTGGAATCTATTATTAATAGCACCTACTTTTTGTACACCCATTGCAAATTGCATTTTGTCGCCATCTGTATCAGCAGCATATCCTGGAATTGATTCTAGAATAGTTGCAACACTTGGAGAACATACTAGGAAGTTCGCTCCACCTCTTAAAGTTAATTGGTGAATCTTGTTCGAAACTTTTTGTATTTTAGTACCTAAAGTTTGGAACCATGTTCCTTGGTTATATGCTTGAGCAGTTGCATTAGTTTGCGTAAATGAATTAGTTGAACTATCAAATTGGAATCCAATCTTAGCAGACCATCTTTCAACAGTTTGCGCATTTTGGATTAACATATCTAAAATTTCTAAATCAATTTCTTGCGAAACATATTCAGATAACATAGAAGTTAATTCAGCCTCTGCATCAATTGAATGATAAGCATTCAAGTCTTGAGCAAATTCAGGTGACCAAACAGCTTTTAACTTTCTTGTCTTAGCAACAATTGCTTCAGATCTTAGTTCAAGATTGATTTCTGGAATGTCCAATGCAGCTGTATCAGAACCTAATGATTCAGTATCTTCAAAGTCGCCTCTTGTAATACTAGTAGGTGCTTTCTGATAAGCAACTTCTAGTGGACTATCAATATCGCCGATAGTTGCAACACTAGTTAAGAAGATTACGTGAGAATCATTCGTCGTAGTTGTTGTAAATTTCGGGAAGACAGCTTTAATACAAGAACCAGATACATTAAATGCTCTAACACCTTCTACATCTGCGCCTGCTAATGATGCAGTAGCAACAGCAATTTGTAAAAATGTATCATCATTGTCTACTCCTGAAGCAGAAAATTCTGCATCAAAGTTTGTAGCAAGATCAAATTGTGCTTGCGTCATTGCAACAGCATCACCTCTTAATGATGTCCATAGATTAGTAACCTGGTTATATGAACCAGATGAATAACCCGCACCAACTGTACATTCTGCGGTAGAATTTAATGCATCTACGTTAGCAACTGCTGCTGAATTAACATCATTGATTGAATAACCAAATCTGCCAGCTCCATAAAGTCCTTCAACTGCTGTATCAGTTCCGTTACCTCTAACTTTGTCAGTAACACCAAATACAGAATCTAGTTGTGAAGTTCTACCTTGGCCAGTTAAGAAATCGTTACCAAATGCAGTTCCTGCATCTGCATTACCAAATCCTACTGCTCCTTGCGCTGTACCATATTTAAAGTCTAAGTAAAATACTAGACCTGATGGTAAGTTCATTGGCTGAACGCTTACAAAATCTTTTGCAGCAATTTCAGCAAAAATTCTTCTAACTAATGGAAGGGCAACACCCGCCCATTCTTCAGAATTTGTTTCAGTACCAGAGCTATTAGCCTCTGTTACTAATTGCTTGGCTTGGTTCTCTAAAAGAACTGCCATGCTTTTTCTTTCAACCTCGTTGTTCATTCCTTCCAAAAGGCCTGTCCTTTCCCACTTCTTTTCTAATTGAAGTGATACAGCATTTTGGTTGTTCTGAGCATCATGAGGTAATAATGAATTAATATTCATGAGATTTTCTCCTCTTTTATTTAATTTTAAAGATTAGCTAATTTTTTCCATCTAGCTGATAAATCAGATCCTTCAGAAATTACTTTCTTTGGTCTTGTTGATCTAGTAGATTTAGAAGCATAGCTTTCTTTGATTGTTCTTTTTGTTTTTCCACCAAAGTTAAATGATTCAGATAATGTAGCAAATACTAATTTAACTTCCCTCAATGATTGAGCTCTGTCAAAGTTTTCAATTACTTTCATTTTCTGATTTTCATTTAATGAATGATTTCTAAACAACTTGTTTGAGAATAATAATTTTGCATTAAGAAGGTTGACTTCGTTAATTTTAGATTTCAAAAATTTGATAACATTATAAGCTTCTTCAAGGTCTTTTTCCTTGTCTTCACCTTCGTCCATATTATCATCTTTGTCTTCAGTTTCTTTAACATCATCTTTATCATCATCTTCTTTCAAAGCACTAATGATTTCGTCGATAGAAACTTCTTCTTCGCCTTCCTCAACTTTGTCTTCTTCTGTTTCAGATAATTTACCCTTACCTGGATCATCTTGATCAGAACCATCAGCGACATCCATTTTATTGTCAGCCTTTCCGATGTCAGATGAATCAGAAACTTCTTCTAAATCTTCTTCTGCTTCATTAACTTCGTCTTCTAATTCTTTGATGATAGCTTCAAGTTCAAGATCTTCTTCCATCTCGTCCCCTTCGCCTTCCATTGCTGGTTCTTCCATTGCTGGTTCCTCAGCTGGTAATTCGTCTTCCATTCCGTGATCTTCTTCCATATCGTATTCTGCTTCGTCGACTGGTGCACCTGCAGCTGCATCCATACCGTCACCATTGGTTTCAGTCGGATCTTCTGCAGTTTCATCCATTTCTTCTTCTTCGGCTAATTTAGCAGACAACATACTTTGAAGTCTAGGAGTGAAAGCTTCTTCTAATGCAATTTTTGCGTTGGCTAATGCTGTTTCTCGTACCGCTTTCGCGTCAGCAATGGCCTCTTTAAGCAAATCATTTTTTGCCATAGTTTTTCTCCTCTTATTTAATTTGGAAATAAGGTTATTGTAAACCTCAATAGGATGAGTAATTAATTACTCGTTAATAGATTTATGAGTGACCGTATATTAGAACACGGTATCGTAGTCATTTATATATATTGACTAGACTTGATAAATACCTAATAAATTTTATAAAAGTTATCTTTTATGAATTTATAAGGCCTTTTGATTCTTGTTGTTGAAAATATCTAGCTCTTTCAACTTGCTTTCTTTTAGTTTCACTTTTTGGAACAAAGTATCGACCATCTTTTAATTGTTGTAATTTACCAGAAGATTTAATCTCTTTTTTTAATTTTCGAAGAGCAAATTCAATATCTCCTTTTGGAAATCTTTTTGTTTTTATAACTTGTACTCCTACGCCAGGAGTAATACTTTGGTGATGTTTTTGATTTTTATTCATATAACTTATTTTAATAATACTTTAATATAAAGATATTTTTTCAATATTCCTAATGTATTATGGTCTTTTCTTTAAAGATGTTCCTGCTGGTTTAGGATATGTATCATCTAATGCAGGTCCTCGTTCTTCATGGCCGGATTGTGTATATGCCTCATCTTTTAAAGTTTCATTTATTTTATAATAACGATTTAATACCGTTCCCATATCTTCATATGCAGATTCTAATCGTTGTTGCAATCCACTCATTTCTCCTGCAGTCTTTTCAAATACTTTCATAGCTTCATTCATTTGTTTCATATGACGAGAAACTGTCATATTATCAAACCAATGTTCTGATTCTTGCATTGTCATCTTTTCGGCTCGTTCCATAACACTTTTCAACGTTGTAGTGACCTCTTGTAGTTTAGCATTGGAATATACCATCTCTCCTAACTTATGAAAATTGGATACAGCTTCTAAAAAAGAATTTCTATCTTCTTTAGTCATTTTTACATCTTCTTCTTCGCCTAAATATTTCTCATTGAGAATATGTTTCATTAATTGATTTTCATATTTTTTCATAATGTCCCTTAATAATTTTCAAGTTCTCCTGTTCGATCTAATCTATCTAATAATTTTTTCAAACCTTCTATTTGTTTTTCTGCACCATTGAAATATCGTCTTGCCTGAGCCAATGCTTGTTCTGCAGCATAACTAGGATTCATTTCATCCTCTGCACGACCTTCTAGATCTCTTATTAGTTCTTCTTCCATTGTTTCTAATGTTTCAGTCATAGAATCAATTTGCCCTTGATAATATTTAAAATCAAAAGGTTGAAATTGTCTTTCATCTTCATTTAATCGTCGTCCGCCAATTTTTTTAAACATTTCTAATAATGGTTTTTTCATTTTATATCTCCTATTCGAATGATCTTTCTGCAGGTATGTTACCTAATGGATCTGGACCGGTCGGTGATACGCCTGCCTTTTCACTAGTGCCATATTTACTTCCGCCAGCTGCTAAACCTAATGTTCCTTCATTAGCTAGCGTATCTACTCCTACTCCTGTACCTTTTTGCCCCCTCTTATTTGTTGGACCATATACCGATTGTAAATTTTCTAATGCCATATTAAAACTCCGTTATTATATCAGTTATTATTTTGTTTATATTGCTATATTTATCTACTTTAGTTGAACCTTTTGATTCATTTACTGGTGATAAAAATGCTCCATGAGTTGATGGATTAGAAACAAAATCAAAAGCAATCAATTCAAAATCTGGTTGTACTTCTAATGTTTGATCTCCTTCTCCAAATACTTCTTTCACGGAACCCATACCTCGAGATGAGATACCTAACTTTATTCCTGATTTGAAAAGTTCTTTTAATATATTACCAGCCGGTGTTCCTAATACTTCTACAGTACCTACTAGGTCATCACCTTTCCAATCCATTCCTAATACATTATGAGATACATTATTTAAATTTACTACTGATGAATCCGGGTGGTCTAGTTCTCCTAATGCACGTCTTTCTTTAACAAACGTTCCTGCATATTTTTTTGCCTCTCTTACAAGAGTCTCTTTTGGATATACTCTACCATTATGATTTTTTGCCTCAGCTCTTTGAAGTACGCCTTGTACAACTAATTTACCATTGTTTTGTGTCAATGATTCATTAATTGCTTGAGACGAAACCTCAAATACTGTATAATCTACTAATAATTGTTTACTCATATCTATTCACCTATTAACTTGGTTGTGATGTTGTATTTTCTCCATCATCTTTCATTGGCATATTACTAAATGGCAATACATCTGCATCAAATACTAGTCCTCCTTGATCATCAAAATAAGTACTATCACCAACTGTTGATGTTGCAATTGATGCTGTTGCAGCTACAAATGTATCTGATATCACTGCAGGTGTTATAGAACCTCTATACTTATTTGTTATTTGTAAAAATCCGTTTGCACCACTACCTGATATTGCAGTAAATAAATCACTAGGTGCTATTGTATTTGTAAATCCACAAACAATATCAGTTGCTGCTTGATCTTTAACTGCTCTAACAAATTGTCCTAGAATTGAACCTGTAATATTAACATCATCTGCTGCTAGCACAACATCTGTTGCAATATGTGTACAAGATGCAGAAACTACTCCGTCTATACTAGCTGGTATAGTTCCGTCCCAATTTCTATCATTTAATGGACCAGAACCTGATACAATAAAAAATCTAAATACTTTCATTGTGTTAACATGGTTAGCGGAAAAATCTGTTGCACCAGTATATGCTTCAACATCGAAATACCAATTGGTATCATGATTTGCTGATGCATTTACTGCAGAAGATGCTGTCCATAAATTCTCGCCGGCTGCTGCTCCAGTAAAAGTAAATGTAGTTACTTCTGCAGTATTACCTGTTATAAATGATGTCGAACCACCATCGGCTGCTGCTGCTGCCGGAATACTAATACCAGCATTACCATTCTCTTGAATAATAATCGGGTCGTGCCACATTTGTTTGTTTTGTTCTTGAATATACTTTTGCTTACATGCATGTATACCTTTGGATTCTTTAAGATCTTTATTTATTGGATCTCTCATAAAATCTTGCCATGATTTGAAATAATTCATTTGGTTTCTCCTCTCTTGTTTTTAGTAGCGCCTTCTTGGCGGATGACCTACTTTATTATTATTGTGATAATTCTTTTAATCTATGTGCAACTCTTAACATTCTTTCGTTAATTTTTGCAAATCTGTTGCCTGTTGATTTCCAGAAGTGGCCAGATTGAACTCCTGTTTCTGTTTTTAATCGCAAATTGTTATTTACAATTTTTTCTATTTCTGCCAACATTTTGTTAACTTCATTAATTCCTCGATTAACTTTTTGTGATGGTGTTGATGTTGGGTCTTGTTTGTATTCTTTATATGATACTTCATGAAGTGATTTCATCATTTTTTTATATATAGAATCGTTTACTAATTCAAACTCAGTCGCTGTTTCTGCATTATCTTTTTGTTTCTTTTTACCTTTCTTGTCATCATCATGGAATGCATAAGGAGTTTTTGGTGGACCTTCTCCGCCATCTAAATTACCAGTTACATTAGCCTCTTCTAATTCCTCATCTTCATTCTTAATTGCTTTAGTAACAGCCTTTCTTCTAGATTTAAGATATGAATCAGTCTTGTCAACATCGCCATCGTTGTCTATATCATCATCCTCTTTCCCTACTGGGTCAAGTTTTGCTTCTTTTAAATATTTTTTAAATGATTTTAAATAATCCATTTTTATCTCCTACATTTGTCTTTTAAAGAAATATATATTTGCCCTATCTCCTACTGCTGAAGATGTAATATACATTACCGATAAATCCATAATTGATGAATCTCCTACTTGAGTATTCATTAAATCACCTAATTTGATCTGTCCACCGTCTGATAATTCAATATGTGCATTATCTTCTGCTTTATCTAATGCAGCTGGAAATGTACCTGACCCAATCATCATTGCACCATGGCCATATAATGACCCGGTTAAGAATAATTCT